GTTCAGTACCCGATTTGATAGGACTAGCCGTAGCCCTAACATCTCGGAGGACATGTCCCCCTTCGTGGAAGGCGAACATGTACTTTGCACGAAGCAGATGCCAAGTGTTCTAGCTCTGTGCAAGACGGGGAACCCAACTCTCAAGAAGAAGTTGGGCGCCGCGATCAACATGGGTATCCCTTACCGGGCTACCCCTGTTGGAGGGGAGGGAAAGATCTATGTCGAATCCACCCCCGACTTGGAGGCCAAGAGTATTACAGCTCAGGCCTTCGAGTACAACGAGGACGAAGGAATCTTCATCCCCGTTGGGAACGCCGGCATCGATAGTATTATCGATACAGACGACGTGAGGGGCGAGCGTAACAAGCGCTATACCCCTGTGTACGAGGACCCCTTTCGCATTATTGCAGGCAGGTTCCTTGCGAACGTATTAGGCAAAACAGCGCCTACTACGATCGTGTGGTCTGGAGACGGGCAACGTCTCACAGACCCACTCCAGCCCTACCTGATAGGGAAGAACTGGGCCGGTAGCCAGAAGAACCGAATCCGGTTCGAAGCTATCGAAGGCTGCGATAATAAAATGGCAGTCATACTCCGCCACACTTTCTGGGGAAGGAAGTTGGTAGAGTTACGTACTCAAAAATCGAGGACGTGGATTACTAACAAGGGAACCCGTGTTAGTAACGAGCCCACTATCAGGTGGGCGCGGGTGCTAATCGAAAGAATCGACGCGCTCCTGCGAGGCAGGCCCGACCCCATTTGGGGGGTCGAGCTTACCGACGAGATCTACGAGGATCAGAAGCCTCGTAGCCTCAAGCACCGGGCTGTGAGGTTCATAGAACTTCTCAAGACCGTTGACGGAATCTTCGTTCAGCGCTTCATGGCGGTGCCCGAAGAAACGTGGGACTGGTCGAAATACGACGTGTTCACGTTAAAGAATATCAGCGCACTAATAGGCGATGAGTTCTTCGATGGCGAAGTCAAGAAGGAATATCATGACTACGTCACACGGTATACGGAGCTCAAAAGGGCCCGTAAACTGTTTAAGGATGCCTCTAACCGTGGTACGGTTGAGAGGGACCTTCAGTCTAGGACGGAACCAAACTGGCCCGTCCCCGACTGGCTTGCTCAGTGGCTTCCGATATGGAGGTACACGAGGAAGTTTGAATACCCGTACCAACTGATGTCAGTGGACGGTATTCTCGCACAAACTCGGAGCGCTGGACAGCCCCCCGATCTTGTGAAGATGCAGTCAAAGAGGAAAATGCTCAAGACCGTATCTGAAGCGCCAGCTCCTTTGACAAGACTTCAAAAGAACATGGTGCTTGCGGGAATAGCAAAACTCAATAGTGAGCTAGACCCGGCCATCTTCACGGGCCTTGACACCAAGGCGCGAGTGACGGTGACAACCTCTGCGTGCTGGAGTCATACTCAAGCAGACGGAGGAACTCTCCAGGCAGTGAGTGAAATCACTTTCCAGGGGAGACTCGGAAAATCGGTCCCTACACGGGATCTGATTAC